AAGTAACTGATAATCAAGAGGTTATGAAAAAGAGGCAATACAGGTCAAGGCAGGGAAGGTCTGACAAAAAATATAGGGAAACTATGAAGGTTACTTGTTTATCAATCATAGGTTTATTATTAACATTATTATATATTTTATATGACAATTTTATTTGATGCTGATTCTTTAATTTTTGCTAGTTGTTATAGAACTAGAATAAATGGAGAGAAACCTGATGATATATATTATAGAGATATTAGAGATGCTCAAGATAAATACTCAGAACAATTTATGAAAATGATTAATGATCTTGATGAGCATTTTGATATTCAAAACATTTTAACATTCTCAGGATCTTCAGGAAATTTCAGAAAGATGATCACTCCTACTTATAAAGCAAATAGAAAGAAACAAGAAAAACCTCCTTTATTATATGAGCTACATAACTTTGTAAAGAAAACATATAATAGTATATATACAAGAGGATTAGAAACAGATGATCTTGTAGCTGCGAATTGGAATAGAATAAAAAATGAAGTTGGTAGAGATCAAGTTTTAATAGTATCAATAGATAAAGATTATAAACAATTTCCAGCAATGATATATAATTATGTAAAAAAAGAAATATATGATATAACAGAAGATCAGGCTTTATATAATTTTTATTCTCAATGTGTTATTGGAGATTCTGCTGATAATGTTAATTACTTTAAAGGTAAAGGAGTTAAATTTGCAGAGAAATATTATAAAGGGTGCAAAACAAAATACCAATATACTAGGAAATTATATGAGTTATTTAAACAAGAATATAAAAGTAAAGCCAAAGAAAAATACTCAGAATGTTATCACTTACTAAAATTAAGAATATGAAAGCAATAGATATAGCAAATAAAATTACTGAAATATCAGGAATAAATCTTTTTGAAAAAACTAGAAAAAGAAATGTAATAGAGCATAGAGGATTACTATGTTATATACTTAGAGAAAAATTAAAAATGAGATGGCAAAAAATGGAGAAGTTTTACACTTCTCAAGGCTGGGCTGTAAATCACGCTACTCTAATAAACAGTTATAAGAAATGGTACATATATAAAACAAATGAAAATATAATTAAGATCTTAAATGAGTTTGATTTTATGGAGGAGGATCAGGATGAAATAAATAAGGTAGATATGTTAGAAACTAAATGTAATAATCTAAAAAAGAAATTAGAAGATCCTTTAGTAAAATTAGTTGCTAATATCCCTGAAAGTAAAAAACCTCAAGTAAAAGAAAAAATAGATCTGATGCAGAGAGAATGGGCCTGGAAAGAAAAGGTTTTATAATGGAAACTAATAAAGACAAAAGAAAACAGATACCTATATATACAGGATTAATAAAATACTTTCCTAAAGCTCTAGCTGAAGTAGCTAAGGTTTCATATATAGGAAATCAGCAGCATCATCCAGATAAACCTCTACATTGGGATAGATCTAAAAGTACAGATGAATTAGATGCTCTTACTAGGCATTTATTTGAAGCAGGTAAAATAGATACTGATGGAGTTAGGCATAGTGCTAAAATCTGTTGGAGATCCTTAGCCAACTTAGAAAAAGAATTAGAACAAAATGAAGAAGGATATGATAGATGAAAACAGTAAACTCTATTAGTGGAGGTAAAACCTCAGCATATATAGCAGCCAATTATTCTGCTGATTATGATGTGTTTTCATTAGTTAGAACTGATGATCCCAAGTGTTTGTATCCAGATAAAAAACTTAGGCAAATTGTTTCTGATAAAATAGGAACAGAATTTATAGGAACATTAGAAGATGATGTTATTATACATACAATATTAGATTTAGAACAATATATAGGAAGAAAGATTACTTGGGTAACAGGAAAAACTTTTGATGAAATAATTGGGAGGGGGGATAAAAAATATTTACCAAATGTAACACAAAGATTTTGTACAACTGAAATGAAATTAAAACCAATTTTTGAGTGGTGGCAAAAAGAAATAGGAAAACCAATTACTACTAGAATAGGATATAGAGTAAACGAACAAAGGAGAGCTAAATCAATGCTTGGCAGAACTAATGAGAAAGGTTTTTTAGAACACAAAACTATAGTTGGAAAAAGAGGAGGCAAAACAAATCAAAACAAATGGGCAGATATAGAATGGCAAAAACCTGAATTTCCTTTAATCAAAGATCAAATATGGAAAGATGATATTGAAAACTTCTGGAGAGGTAAGCCAGTAAGGTTTGCATATATGAATAATTGCATAGGTTGTTTTCATAGAAATGCTGCACTACTAAAGCTAATGTCAGAAAAACATCCAAACAAATTTGATTGGTTTATAAATGCAGAAAAAGATGGAAATGGAGCAAGAACATTTAAAAATGGAGTTACTTACGAAAGCATAAAAAAAATGTTTAAACAAAGAATGTTATTTGAAGATGATTTTAACGAATGTGATTCTGGCTATTGTGGTTTGTAAAATACTTAATTAATTTCGTTATATTTTTGATTAATCAAAGTTTTTCAAAATATGAAAGTAGAAAATAGAGGAGGCAAAAGAAAAGGAGCTGGTAGAAAACCTAAATCAGAAGAGCTAAATCTAATAGAGAAATTAACTCCTTTAGAACCTTTAGCATTTGAAGCATTAGAGGCAGGATTAAAAAAAGGAGATTATAAGTATGTTCAGCTCTTTTATAATTATTATGCAGGTAGGCCCAAAGAAACTAAGGACATACATATAAACGAAGATCTGCCTATATTTATTGATTAATGCAAATACAAAAAACCTTAGCATTAGATAAACTAAGAAATCTAGATAAGAGAATAAAGATAATTAGGGGAGGATCTTCAGCAGGTAAAACAATAGCAATACTTCTTATATTAATTGACTATGCAATAAGGAATCCAGGATCTGAGATTAGTGTGGTATCTGAGAGTGTGCCTCATCTTCGTAGAGGAGCTTTAAAGGACTTTCTAAACATCCTTAAAGCCTTGAATAGATATGATGAGAGAAAGTACAATAGAAGTACCTTAAAATACGAATTTCATAATAGTAGTTACTTAGAGTTCTTTAGTACAGATCAGCCTGATAAACTAAGAGGAGCTAGGAGATCTGATCTATTCTTAAATGAGTGTAACAATGTAAACTTTGATAGTTATCAGCAATTAGCTATAAGAACATCTAATAATATTTGGTTAGATTATAATCCAACTAATTTATTCTGGGTAGATAAAGAATTAATAGGCCAAGAAGATACAGATTTCCTTACCCTTACTTATAAAGATAATGATAGCCTCCCTGAATCAATAGTAAGAGAAATAGAGAAGGCTAAGGATAAAGCTAATACTTCTACATATTGGGCTAATTGGTGGAGGGTATATGGACTTGGAGAGATAGGCAGTTTAGAAGGAGCTTGTATTCCTGATTGGAAATCAATAGATAAAATACCAACTGATGCTAGAATACTTTGTGCTGGATTAGATCTAGGCTATTCTGTAGATCCTTCTGTTATTATAAACCTCTACAAATGGAATGATGCTTATATCTTTGATGAGATCCTATATCGTAAAGGAATGTTAAATAGAGATCTAAGTTATTTCATTAGACAAAACAATATAAGCTATAATATATATGCTGATTCAGCTGAACCTAAATCTATCCAGGAGCTGAGAAACTATGGGCATAAAGTATTTCCTGTTACTAAGGGTAGAGATTCAGTTGTATATGGTCTTAACCTAATAAACCAAAATGAGATCTATATTACTTCAAGATCTAAGAATCTAATAAGAGAGCTACAAGGATATGTATGGGATAAAGATAAAGAAGGCAATAACCTCCAGAAACCTACAGGCCTTCATCCTGATTGTATTGATGCTTGTAGGTATGCTTTAATGATGGAATTAAAAAATCCCAATAGAGGTAGATACATAATAAATTAAAAGTTTTCAAGTTTTTTGTTGATATATCCAATATTTAATTATATCTTTATGGTGTTGTTAAAGTCAGATCCCATTTAATATCGGATCGGTTGAGTGAGCAAAGGTCAAAGCAAGATACCTAACGAGGCAACAAAGGAGTTATCCTTAAATAGCAAAATGCTGCAAAAAGGTCGTAGCTACTCTAAGACAAATTAAAAGGCCTCTAATTTAAAACCAAACAAATGAAAATAATTGATGTTTATAATAAAATGAAATACTCAACTAGAGGGGATAATCCTTTAGTAACTATTTCCAATAAAGACACTACAGAAATATTTAATGCTAAATTAAGTTATTCTAATAGAGCTTGTCATTATGTAGAATATAAATTTATTTCTCCTGAATGGAATGATGAAATGGATTTTGAACCTAGAAAAATTTGTACTAATGAGATAAGATTTAGCAGAAAATCAAATGCCTTAAGATTTATTAAATTAGTAAATGCAGAAGGAGAATATATTGATACTGAAAAACCAAAAAGCCGAGAGTATATGATTAAATTTGAAAAGGATGCTTTATATAGTATGGTTAATGACCCTAGTTGGCGTTATAGTATGTGGGAAGCAAATGAGAGAGAAGGGATTATGCCTTCTAAAAGTTTGCTAACAAAAGCATACTGGATTACTCAAAAATCAATAATGGAATATTTAACTAGGGTTATTGAGTGTGGACTTTATGCTGATGAAGTTGAAGAATTGATTAACGATAAGGAAGAATTAAGAAAGGTCGCAAAAGAAATAATTACTTATTTATAATAACTAAAGGATGCCAATAAAAGCTACATTAGTATTTAGGAATAGACAGGCTAGGCCTGTTTATGTAAATAGAGAGTTCAAAGATAAAAAGCATATTGATAATTTTATTAATTATGCCCTCACTAATTGGGATAATATAACAGTATTAGATGAAGTGTTTTATGAAAAAGATTAAATTTATATCAAAAATGATTGGAGAGTTCTTGTTTGTTCTCTCCATCTTTTTTCTATATTGGATAACTATGGTTATCTACTATGGATAAAATTTATTAACTTTAAGTATGCCAATAGACAAAGTAACGAACTTAAAGGATCTTGAGTATTATAATAATATGCAGCTCTGCTCAAGCCTGGTTAAAAAATGGAGAAAGCTAAAGCCTAATAATAAAGAGCTTAAAAGTTTTGATCAGAACTTATTAGAGGTTACCCTTTATGTAGTAGAGATCCAGAGAGATATAGCTTTCCATAAAGAGGCTATAAGTGATTATAGACAAAGAGCTAATCAGGCCCAGATAGATCTAAGAGATCTAAAAGATAAACATCAAGAACTAAAAGATAAATATGAAAAACTATTAAAAGATTATAAGCAAAATTTCTAAACCACTTTTATTCATAGTTTGTTTAGGTTAGTTTGTTTGGTTAGTAGGCAGAGGTACAATTTCTGAGTGGTTTATGTATCTTTAGCCTACTTTTTTTTTTAAATAAAATGTTCAATTAAATTCGTTATAATAGTATGAAAATAAAATTAGATATTCCTGGAAGTATGGATGATGTTTCTCTAAGAGATTATAAACACTTTTTAAAGATCCAAGAAAAAAATGATGATCCTAAATTTATAAGAGCTAAAATGCTTGAGATCTTTTGTAAGGTATCATTAAAAGAAGTATATAGAATGAAGTATAAAGATTCAGAAGAGGTAGCCTCCATATTAGATAAAACCTTTAATGATAAGCCTTCTTTAGTTAGAAAATTTAAACTAGGAGAAACTCAATATGGTTTCCATCCTTCGTTAGATGATATGACACTAGGAGAGTATATAGATCTAGATACATATATTGGAGATTGGGATAATATTGAAAAAGCAATGAATGTACTATACAGGCCCATCCTTACAAGTATAGGAGAGAAGTATGCTATTGATGAGTACAATGTAGAGAATGATAAGTATTTATTAGATATGCCTATGAGTGCTGTTACTTCATCAATTTTTTTTTTGATGAAACTAGGTCTGGATTTATCAAATCATATCCTGAAATCTTTGGAGGAGGGGGATCAGAGGGAGATTTATCAGCAGTATCTAACTTTGGAAAAAAATGGGGATGGTATAATGCGATTTGGGAATTATGTGGATCAGACATTACAAAAATTGAACATATCACTAAATTAAATGTTCATAAATGTTTTACCTGGTTATCTTATATGAAGGATAAAAATGAGTTGGAGGCAAAAGAAATTAAAAAGAAAATTAAATGAGTAATCAGGGAATAAGAGGATTTTACCAAATAACAAATACTTTAAAGGATCAGCTCCTTAAAGATCAAAGTATTAATACTGTTACTACAGGAGATATATCAGATGTTAATTTAAGAAAGCAAGATATGTTTCCTATGGCTCATATTATAGTAAATAGTGTAGTAGTAGGAGAACAAACTCTGAGCTTTAATGTTAGTGTACTTGCTATGGATATTGTAAATGAATCTAAAGATTTACCTGTAGATATATTTACAGGAAATAATAATCTTCAAGATATACTAAATACTCAATTAGGAGTATTAAATAAACTAATACAATTATTAAGAAGAGGATCATTACATACTGAGCAATATCAGTTAGATTCAGATCCAACCCTAGAACCTTTTTATGATAGGTTTGAAAATCAATTAGCTGGATTTACAGCTACAATGGATATTACTATTTATAACGATATAACTATTTGCTAAATGAATGTTTCAGAAAACTCAAAACTAACGCTTGAACTTAAAACTATTGGAGTAATAATATTCTTTGCAATATCTCTAGCTACTACTTACTTTACATTATCCTCCTCAGTAGCTCAAAATTCTACTAATGTAGAAGAGCTTAAAAAAAACTCAGTTAATCCTATAGAGTTCCAATATAAAGATGAGCTAGTAAGAGAAACAGTTAAAAGATTAGAAGAGAAACAAGATGTATTATCAAAAGATATAAATGAGATAAAAGAAAACTTGCAGAAAATAGATGATAGATTATATGAAATAAGTAGAAACTAAAATGAAAAAAATAATACTTATAATATCAATCTTAATTAGTGGCTATTCTTATAGTCAAGATTTTAAAGATGATATTAGTATAGTACAATTCTCAGCAGGATTCGTAAAAGATTCTGAAATAAAATTAACTCCTTTTAAAGTATATAATATATACTATTTTAAAATGGAGGATAAAGGAATAATATTTAGAGAAGAAAAGATTAAGTATTTACCTACTATAATACTGTATCATAATGGTAAAGAAATAACAAGAGTAGAAAGTGGTATTGATCTTAAACTTCCTGAAAATTGCATAGAAGTAATTAACAAACATATAGACAAACTAATAGAGGACAAATTTTGATTATGAAAAAACTAATAACAATATTATTAATATTATTAACAACAAATGTTAATGGCCAAGTATTTAAGAAAATATATGATGAGGTATTTAAGTATTCTACTATTTATGTAGCTGGAGATATTAAGGAGGCCTATGAAAGTAAATATCCTGATTATTTTATAAGAACTAATCCTGATGATTTATATGCAGTTCCAGAAGTTATAGATGAAACTCTATATCATCCTTTTGATTATAGATTAGGATTTGGTATAAGAAGATTAGCTAGATATGATTATGAGGTTAAACAAAACTATATAGATGGATCTGAGAATATGGTAGGTATATCAGCTCCTACAGGAGCAGTAAAAGGCTTTGAGTATTTATTCCACTTTGAGAAAGAAAGAGAAAGATCTCAAGAGTTTGAAAATTCAAGATACTTTTTAAGACATACAGGTAAATATCATATCGTTAAAATAGAACAAAGAAAGCAGGGTAATGTAGATTTTGAATATCAATCTGCTGAGGTAAGATTTAAACTGCCAATAGGAAAAAAACTAAGTATATCTGTTGGAGCTATAGCTAGATCTCATCAAAAAGCCTATGGATACAATCCTATAGAGCTTTGGTTAAATGAATTAGATGATCAAGGCAATCCAGAAAACTATTGGTACACTCTAGGCTTTGAATATGGATATACTGACCATTATACATCTTATACTGATTATAGTACAGGAGATGTTTTCTATGATTGGATATGGAGAGATCCTGATGGAGAAATAGTAGCCTATGGAGATAGAGATTTTAGAGATAGAGTATTTGGAGATCTAATGAATAGATTTAATAAGGAGAAATGGGCAGAGTTAGATCCATTTATGGAGGTAGCTCCAATAGTAGGAGCAGATTTCTATCATTATAGATCTAAGTTTTGGTTACACGCTTACGCTAATTGGATTTTACCTTATCATCATTATATAAAAGGCAATGAAGATTTCTCTTATTTGCATAGAAATGGATGGGGATTACAAGGACATAATCAGATGCACTCTGAAGGATCTGGGGATCAATGGAGTGATTATCAGGGAGGTTTAATATTTGGATGGAAAATTAGCAAAACATTATCCTTATTTTTTGAAGGAGAATATGTTAAATTTTGGGATAGTGAGATTTTGAATAGTAGTGTTGGAATTAATTATAAATTATGAAACTAGCTGAATTAGAAATAGTAGTAAATAAGTTTGCTAAATATGTAGTACAACAGGCTAAATCTAATCTTAGTAAAAAAGGTAAGAGAGCATCAGGTAAGCTATATAATTCTATAAAACCTAAAATAGATGTAAGGCCTGAAGGATTTTATGTTTATTTTGATATGGAAGATTATGGAGTATTCCAGGATAAGGGTGTGAGAGGTACTGAATCTAGTTATGGATCAAGTTCTAATAGCCCTTTTAAATTTGGATCAGGATCTGGGCCAAAAGGAGGGCTTACAACAGGTATTGAAAATTGGATAAAGTTAAAGAAATTTCAATTTAGAGATAAGAAAGGAAGATTTATGAGTTATCAATCTATGAGATATATAATAGTAAACAGTATATGGAGAAATGGATTAAGAGCTACTATGTTTTTTTCTAATCCTTTTGATAAAGGTATTCAAAGATTTGGAGATGAATTTCTAAATGCTTTTTTGTTAGATACTGAGAAACAAGTAATACTAGGTATAAAAAAATAAGATATGGCTACAATACTTTTAAGAAGTCCAAGATATGAAACACTAACAGCTCCATCAGGAGCAGTTTCAGCTAAGCTAGAGCTTACTATAGATAGTACATTAAGATATACTATTATTAAAGATTGTACAGCAGGTAGCCCTGTATTATTTGAGATAGCTGAATTATGTAGAGATTATTTAACTCCAGCAGTTAAACTATCTCCTCCTGATTATCCATTAAATTCAATCACAATATCAAGAGCTATAAAATTTTATCCTCAAGCAAATGCTGAAGGTACTCAAATAGGCAGTACTGATACAGTAGCCCATATAGGTTTAGATGGGTATGGTACTTTTAATCAAGGATCTAATCCAACAGTTGGTACTAGAACAGTATTATTTACTCCTAATTATGCAACAAGTCCAGATACTTATGAGGTGTTCGTTCCTACAGGTGCTGAGGGAGCTGTTCAATATACTGATTCAAATGGTGCAATACAAACTCAAGATTTTGCAGGAGGAGATACTTCAGATACAATAGAAACAACAACAGTTACTTTTAAGAGAATAGATTGTACTAAATATGGAGAAGGTAGAAAGGTTATATTTATAAATAGATATGGAGCATTGCAGGAGCTTTGGTTTTTCTTAAAAGAAGTTAATAGAACAAATGTAAAATCAACTAATTATCAAAGAAATATAATTAGTACAACAGGTACTTATTCTAATCTGGTTCATCCTATAGCAACAGTTGATAAACAAGGCCAGGTATCCCACTCTTTATCATCAGGTTATTATCCTGAATATGCCAATGCTTGGTTTGAAGAATTGTTATTATCTGAGTATGTGTGGATGGTAAGGCCTCAATTTACTAATCCAGGTAGTGATGAGATAGTTCCTTTAACAGTTAAAACAAGTAATATTACTCACAAAACCTCAGTAAATGATAAACTAATACAATATACAATACAATTTGAAGAATCATTTGATTATATAAACAATGTTAGATAAATGCAAAAACTACAATTATTTATAAGTGGTACTAGAGTAGATCTCTTTAAAGATGAGAGTGTTTCTATAACTCAAACAATTCAAAACATAAAAGATATAGCTAAGATCTTTACAGAGTTTACTCAAACTTTTACAGTACCTTCATCTAAAACAAATAATAAATTATTTAAGCATTATTATAAATATGAGATTGATAATACTTTTGATGCAAGAAATAAAGTAGCAGGAGAAATTCAATTAAATAATATACCATTTAAAAAAGGATTTGTAAGGTTAGAAGGCGTAGATCTTAAAAAAAATAAACCAACAGGATATAGAATTACATTCTTTGGAGAAACAGTAAACTTAAAAGATTTACTTGGAGATGATCAATTATCTTCCTTAGATTTAAGTGCGAGTGATACTGATTATGATCATACTAATATTAGAGCTAATCTTATATCATCTTCAGGCCCTCTTATTACTCCCTTAATAACTCATACTAGACAATTATACTATGATAGTTCTAAAACAGGAAATGGTAATTTAGTTTATGTGGATTCTTCAAATGCTAATGGTGTTTTCTGGTCTGATCTTAAATTTGCTCTAAGATTACACGAAATAATATTAGCAATACAAACTAAATATAGTATTACTTTTTCTAATGACTTTTTTAATACTTCAAATGCTACTTGGTATAATTTATATTTATGGTTACATAGAAAAAAAGGAGATGTAGAACCAGCTCAACAAGTTTCTATGCAATTTAGTACAGTAACAGGTTTTTCTTTAGTTAGTACTCCTCCAGCAAAAACTACTAATCCTGGAAATGGAGTTAATATATCATCTACTTATGTTACTTGGCCTAATACTATAACAGGCTTTACAATTAGTTTTATTCCTTCAACAGCCTCTACAGATTATACTTTAAAGGTGTTTAGAAATGGATCTTTAATTTATCAAAGGCAAGATGTACAAGATACTCAATTAATTACTGAAAGTAATTTTACTTTATCATCAGGTACATATACTTTTTCGGTAGGATCTACTGATACAGTAACTTTTCCTTCAGCTAGTGTAAGATTCGCAATAGCAGGTAATTTAGGAGGTGCTGATGATGGTAGTGTAACATCCTGGAGTGATGAATGGAGATCTACAAGCCAAACACAAACAGGTACTACATTTGAATTTGTAATAGATGAGCAAATTCCTAAAATGAAAGTATTAGATTTTCTTACAGGTATTTTTAAAATGTTTAATCTAACTGCCTATGTAAATGAAGTAGGAACTATTGTAGTACAAAAATTAGATGATTATTATGCAGCAAGTTCTACAACTTGGAACATAGATGATTATATAAATATAAAAACAAGTAAAGTAGATGTAGCTTTACCTTTTAAAGAGATACAATTTGGCTATAAAGGTTTAGGAACTTTTTTAGCAAAACAATTTGAGCAATTAGAAATTACAGGATGGGGTACTATAGAATATCAAGGAGATTCATCCTTTGATGGGCCAACAGAAACCTATAAAGTAGAATTACCATTTGAACATATCCAATATCAAAGATTAGTAAATGCAGCAAATGCTCAAAATACAGATATACAATGGGGGTGGTCTGTTAATGATAATCAGGAGGCTTATTATGGATCTCCATTAATATTTTATGCTATCTATCAATCTAGTGCAACTGCAATAGCCCTTAAAGCTACTGATACATCAAACACTTCTAATACTGCATATTGGATACCTAGTAATAGTAGAGCAATAGCCTCTTCTACTTCAACTGATAATATTAATTTTCAATTAGAGGTAAATGAATTTACAGGAGGATCTACTTTTACAGGTACATTATTTGAGAATTGTTATAAGACATATATTCAAGATGTATTCAATACTTCTAGAAGATTAACTAAAGTTAAAGCGAAACTTCCTTTAAAAATTATATATAATTTAAAATTGAATGATAAAATTTCGTTAGATAATAGAAACTATAGAATTAATAGTATAAAGACAAACTTAATAACAGGAGATAGTAATTTAGAATTATTAAATATAGTAAGCACTCAAGTATGATAAAAAACATTATAGATTTATTACAAGTATGCGAAGGAGTAACTGAAAATATAAGAATTGCTCAGGGTAAGTATGCTTTACCTACATCTTTTAAACAAGCATATAAACAAGTTAAAAATGAACTTAAATGGCAGTAGTATCTAAAACATACGAATTAAAAGTATCTACTAAAGATGCTCAAGCTAATGTAGATGAGCTTAATAAATCCTTTGAGGCTCAAGAAGATTTAGTATCAGGTCTTGAGAAAGAACTTGCAGGATATAATAAAAAACTTTCTGAAACAGAGGGGATGTCTGGCAAGGCAATGCAAAGAAGAGATGCCTTAAACAAAAAAATAAAAGAAACTAAAAACAGATTAATAGAAGAAAAACAAGGCCTTAAAGATGTAAACAAAGACAGAAAAAGAGCCAATGATACACTTAAAAAATCTAAAAAAGATGCTGCTGATTATACTGGAGTATTAGGTATTTTAGATAGTCAAACAGGTGGCTTAATTAGTTCTACAAAAAACTTTACAGGAAGTGTTGGAGGAGCTGCTAAAGGTTTAAAATTAGCTAGATTAGCAGCAGTTGCTTTTGTAGCAGTACCTATTATTGCAGCAATAGCTGGTATAGCAAGTGCATTAACTTCATCAGAAGAGGGCCAAAATAAAATGAGTAGATGGTTTACTCAAATTAAAGTAGTAATTGGAAATGTTACTGATATACTTTCAGATTTTGGATTTGCAGTAATCAAAGTATTTTCAGGAGATTTTAAAGGAGCTAGAGAATCAATAAATGCAGTAACAGAAGGTATTAAAAACTTTGGAGAAGAAACTTCAAAAGAAATTAAAAAGGCTGGAGAACTTGCTGATGCTAGAGCAAAGGCTGATAAATTAGAAAGGCAATTACAAATAGATAGAGCTGAGGCTACTAGAAAATTTAATGAGCTTAGAGAAATAGCTGCTGATAAAGAAAATGTTTCTATTGGAGATAGAATAGCAGCATTAAAAGAGGCAGGTAGAATAGAAGAAGAAATTACACTTAAAGAAATTGAAGCAGCTAAATTAAGAGCTGATGCTAAGACATTAGAAAATTCATTAAGTAAATCTACAAAAGAAGATCTAGATGAAGAGGCTGCATTAAGAGCTAAGGTTATTGAATTAGAGGCATCAAGATTAAAGAAACAAAAAACACTTACTGCTGAGATTACTACAAATTTAAGAGAGGCTAAAGCAGAAAGAAAAGCTGAAGAGGCTGCTGAAAAGGCAGCACAAAAAGAGGCAGATGCTAAAGAAATAGAAAATGCTAAAAAACTATCTGAGCTTAAAAAACAAATAAGAGATGCTGAGGCTGTTTCAAAAGAAGAAAAAAGAGCTTTAGAATTAATTAAGATTGAAGAACATTTCCAAAATCTTTTACTTCAAGCAGAAGAACAAAACCTAGTAACTGATGAATTAGATGCAGCCAGAAGAGAGGCTTTAGTTGCTAAACAAGCTGAGTATGATGCTGAAGATGATGCTAAAGAAAAAGCTCTAGCAGATAAAAAAACTGCTGATAGAGAAAAAGAATTAGCTGAAGCTCAAAAAATTGAAGATAAAAAGAGAGCAATGAAGATACAATCTCTTAATATAATTACTCAAATTTTTGGAGCAGAATCAGCCTTAGGTAAAGCTGCTTTAGTTGCAAAACAATTAATGGCTGCCCAAGAATTATTAATAGAGCTAGGCGTTATAAAACAAAAGGCTACAATGATGATGGTAGATGGTCAAATGAAAGCAGTTAAAAGTGGTACTGATACTGCATCAGGATTAAATGCAACTCTAGCTTTAGGATTTCCAGCAGCTATTCCAGGCCTTATAGCTTATGCTGGAACAGCAGTTGGTATTGTAACAGGTATTATGGCTGCTATCAAAAAACAGAAAACAGTAGCATCATCTTTTGGAGGAAGTTCAAGAGGATCTGAATCTACTCCTCCAACAATTCCTACAATTAGCCCTTCAGTAGAATCTACTCCTCCAGAAGTAACAGGAGTTGGAGGATCTGGTATAAGTCAGATAGCAACTGCTTTAGGAAATCAAGATCCTGTTCAAGCCTTTGTAGTTAGTAATGATGTAACTACTGCTCAGGGATTAGAAAGAAACATTATAGATGGTGCATCATTATAATACAAAATATAATATAAAAATCGTTATTAAGTTATGAAGATAGTAGAATTAATATTAGATGAAGATCAAGAGATAACAGGAGTTGAAGCAATTTCAATAGTAGAAAATCCAGCAATAGAAGAAGATTTTATTGCCCTTAAAGATCAAGAAATAAAATTAGCTGAAATTGATAAGAAAAAGAAGATCCTATTAGGCCCTCTTCTTGTTCCTAATCGGCCCATATATAGAAAAAACCTAAATGGAGAGTATTATATTTACTTTTCAAAAGATACTATAGCAAAAGCATCTCAGCTTTATCTTAGAAATGGCAATCAAAATAATTCTACTTTAGAACATAGCCACGAAATTAATGGCCTTACTTTAGTTGAAAGCTGGTTAGTAGATGATGAGAAATTAGATAAGTCCAGGAAATATGGTTTTGATGTACCTGTTGGAACTTGGATGGGTGCTGTTAAAGTAAATAATGATGAGGTTTGGAATGAGTATGTTAAATCAGGTAAAGTAAAAGGCTTTAGTATTGAAGGATTTTTTGCTGATCGTATGGAAAAGCCAAAATCAAATAAAGATGAGCTTAAAAAGATAGAAGAAGAAGAGGCAGAATATATGCTTAATATGATTACAGGAATTATTAAGGAGGATGCTAGATATAAAGAAGGTAAAAATTTAATTTTAGAAACCTATAAAGATTATCCTATTGCAGTAAAAAACAATGCAAAAAAAGGTATTGAACTTAATAAAAAATTAAAGAATAAGTGTGCTACAGAAGTCAGTACAATTAGAGCATCTCAATTAGCTCAAGGAAAGCCTATAAGTGAACAAGCAATCAAAAGGATGTATTCTTATTTATCAAAAGCAGAAGAGTACTATAATGCAGAGGATAGAGAGGCCTGTGGCACAATATCTTATTTGTTATGGGGTGGCTTAGCTGCTAAGAAATGGGCAGAAACTAAACTCAAAAAATTAAGTGAGAAAAAATAAAGATTATTTTCCAAGTCGTACAAGCCCTATAGGAAATAGAAGAGCTTGTTATTGTAAAGATAAAAATACATATTCTATAGAGTGTTGTGATGGTTCATTATTTGCTCAAGGAATAGGTGTAATTAATAGGGTAGCATCCTGAAAATGCAAAATTAAATTTATAAATCGTTAATATAGTAATTATGAAAAGTAGTGATATGCTTAATAAAATTAAAACAATCCTAGATATTCAAGTAGATCTTGAAGATAGGAAATTAGAAAATGGTACAGTAATAACTGCTGAGGCTTTTTCTAAAGGTAAAGAAGTTTTCATCAAAACAGATGAGGATAAAGTAAAAATGCCAATCGGATCTTACGAGCTAGAATCAGGAGAGATTTTAGTTGTAAAAGAAGAGGGCTTAATTGATGATCTTACTCAAGCTAAATTAGAAGAAGAAGAAGATCGTAAAGAAGAGGCTGATGTAGCTGATTGGAAAGGTATGGAAAAAAGAATCCAAAATCTTGAAGATGCTATAGCAGATCTTAAAAAAGATAAAGAACCAAATTCTGAGAAAGTTGAAGAAGTAGATACTGAAGCAGAATTGGCTAAAGTTGAAGTAAAAGCTGAAAAAGTTGAAGAACTTTCTAAACCAGCTACTGAGCCTATTAAACATAGCCCTGAAACAAAATCAGGAGAAAAAGCTACAGGATTTCAATTTTCACAAAACAGAAGAATGTCTATTAAAGATAGAATCTTTGAAAAATTAAATAACTAATAAATATAAATAAAATGGCTTTAAGTGTAACTAGCAATTATGAAGGTACTTGGGCAGGGCGTTATATCGCTGCTGCATTACTTTCAGGCGATACAATCGCAAAAGGTGGTATTGAAGTAATGCCCAATATTAAATATAAATCTAACATCAGCAAGATGGCAGTATCAGGTTTGATAGCTAATGCGAGTTGTGATTTTACTTCAGCAGGAAATATAACTCTAACTGAGAAAGTTCTCCAGCCAGAGGAATTTCAAATAAATAATGAATTTTGTTTAACTCCTTTTGTGAGTTCTTGGGAGGCCGCTGAAATGGGATACTCTGCATACGATACTATGCCTAAGAAATTTAGTGATTTCTTGATTGCTGAAGTAGCTGCGAAAGTTGCTCAACAAACTGAGCAAACAATTTGGAATGGTGCTAATGCAACAGCAGGAGAATTTGATGGATTAGTAACTCTATTCAAAGCAGATACAGATGTTTCTGATATTACAGGAACTACTGTTACTCACGCTAATGTGGTAGCTGAAATGGCTAAAGTAGTAGATGCTTGTCCAGCAGCTCTTTATGGGAAAGAAGATTTGAATCTTTATGTTTCTCAAAATGTAGCTAAGGCTTATGTAAGAGCTTTAGGAGGTTATTCAATCGGTGTTGGAGCAAATGGTATTAATGATCAGGGCCAAATGTGGTATTCAGGTCAAGATTTATCTTTTGATGGAGTAAATATATTCCTAGCTCCTGGATTAGATAATAATCAAATGGTACTAGCTCAAAAATCTAATCTATACTTTGGAACTGGTCTTATGAACGAGCATAATCTTTGTAAAACTTTATCAATGGCCGATTTAGATGGTTCGCAAAATGTTAGAGTAATAATGAGATTTACTTCAGGTGTTCAGTATGGATATGGAACTGAAGTTGTTTTATACGATCCAACAGTATAATATAATAAGAAGGGGTAGATTTAATACCCTACCCTTTTTGTTTAACTTTTAAAAAAATAATAATATGGCTTGTGTATTAACAACAGGAAGAAAATTACCTTGTAAAACAGGATTTGGAGGAATAAAAAAAGTTTATTTCGCAGATTATGGCACTTTAGGAGCTGTTACTGTAGATGCTGATGGTACTATATCTGCTATTGCAGGATCTGAAGCCTGGTTTGAATTTGATGTAAAGGGTAATTCTAGTTTAGAAACAACAGTAAATAGTTCTAGAGAGAATGGAACGACATTCTACGCTCAAACTTTGAATCTTACTTTACCATTTTTAGATAATGCTACTCAGCAAGAATTACAATTAATTATAGTTTCTAGGCCTCATATTGTAGTAGAAGATTACTTAGGAAATCAATTCCTTTGTGGTTTAGAGAATGGATGTGAAGTAACAGGGGGTACAATAGTAACAGGAGCTGCATCAGGAGATCTTTATGGATTTACTCTAACACTAGAGGGCCAAGAAGAAAAAGCTCCAGCGTTTATAGATTCAGGTGTTATTACATCTGCTATCTCAGCAACTCAAATAACTCCAAATTAAAATATATCTAATTTTAGTTTAATTTAAGAAAGCACTCTTTATAGGGTGCTTTTTTATTTTACAAATTAATTTAATTAATTCGTTATATAAGCAATGATTGTAATTACTACCTCAGCATCTCAAACTTTAAGCGTAATACCAAGAGAATTTCTTGGAGCATTTACTATTGATGTAAGGGATAATTGGTTAAATAAGAACTATGATTATTTTAATGGTATTCCTTCTTCTGATACTAGTGGAAATTATTTATTTTTTACAAACTCTTATGTAGATTCAGAAGCTGTTTCTATTTTTATAGAGGGTAGATATTATGATTTGGATTTATATGCTGATTTTAATTATTGGAATATGAATTTGAGTTATTGGGAAATGTATGATGAAGTATGGCAAACAGATTCCAATCAAAAAAACAGAATTTATAAAGACAGAATTTTTGTAACGGATCAAGATATAGATCAATTAAATGATAATGATCATTATAATATTAATAAGGATCAGTACAAAACAAATGATTCTTACAATAATGAGTATATTGTAATATGAAAAAAAGATTAAGAAACAGTTTAGGACAATACACAAAACATTCTAAATCAGAAGTTAGTTTTGTTAATTTAAGTAGTTATACTGCTCCTCAAATTAAAGAAGTAGTTAATAAAGATTGGGTAGAGTATGGAGATGATAATAATTATTTTCAATATCTGATAGAAAGATATAATGGATCTCCAACAAATTCGGCTGCAATAAATGGGATCTCTCAACAAATTTATGGTAAAGGTTTAAATGCTACTGATGCAAATAAAAAGCCTGAAGAGTATGCAAAAATGATTACTCTTTTGAAACCTAATACAGTTAGAAAATTATCTTATGATCTAAAATTAATGGGCCAATGTGCCATACAGGTTATCTATTCTAAGGATAGAAAAAATATTGCTCAATTAGAACATTTACCTATAGAAACATTAAGAGCTGAAAAAGCAAATGATGATGGAGAAGTTCCAGCTTATTATTATTTTAAAGATTGGGCAGAAATTAAACCTTTAGATAAACCAAGAAGGATTCCAGCTTTTGGTAAAAGTAAAGAATCAATAGAGATTATGTATATCCAACCTTACTCAGCAGGGTTTTATTATTATACTCCTGTAGATTATCAAGGTGGTATTCAATATTGTTTACTAGAAGAAGAGATCTCAAATTACCATATCAATAATATTCAACAAGGTCTAAGCCCTTCAATGTTAATTAATTTTAACAATGGTATTCCTAATGAAGAAGAGAGAAGATTATTAGAGCATAAAATTGCTCAGAAATTTAGTGGATCTAGTAATGCAGGTAAATTCATTTTAGCCTTTAATGATAATAGAGAGGCCCAAGCAGAAATAACTCCTGTACAATTATCAGATGCTCATCAGCAGTATCAATTCCTTAGTGAGGAAAGCACAAAGAAGATTATGTTAGCTCATAGAGTAGTTTCTCCTATGTTATTAGGAATTAAAGATAGTACAGGACTAGGTAACAATGCAGATGAGATTAAAACTGCTAGTTTACTTTTTGATAATACAATTATAAGGCCCTTCCAGGAATTATTAATAGAACACTTTGATAAGTTATTAGCTTATAATAATATAACCTTAAACCTTTATTTTATTACTTTACAGCCTCTAGAATTTACTGAAATAGATGAAGAAATACAAGATGATGAAACAATAGAAGAAGAAACAGGAATTAAGCAAGAAGATCTAAGTAAAGATGATAGAGAGATGAGTGATGAAGAGGCAAAAAGAGTATTAGGAATTTTAGCAGAATCAGGAGAGGAGATGAGTGATGATTATGTTTTTGTAGATGAGATTGATAATGATGATGATGTAGATAATGAAGATTGGGCTAATTATTTAATTACAGAGAAAAAAAGTACTCTTTCAAAAGTGAGAAATTTATTAGGATTAAAGGATGAAATTTATTCTAGAAATAATGGAAATGTTTATAGTGTTTTAGATTCTCCTAATGGAGTTTATAAAATTAGATATAGTTATGCAGTAGGATCTACTAAAGCAATGAAAGATGGTAATAAATCTAGAGAGTTTTGTGTTAATATGATGAATCTCTCAAAAAAAGGTATAGTATGGACTATTGAGGATATTGATAGAGCCTCAGAAGATGGAGTTAATAAGAAACTAGGCCATAAAGGTAAAGCCTTTGATTTATTTAAATTTAAGGGAGGGGTTTATTGTAGGCATATTTGGAAAAGAAAACTATATAGATTAAGAGCAAATACTGAAGAATCAAATAATTTAGAAGATTATAAAGCAACTAGAACTATTCCTAAAAGATATGATAGAAAAACTCCAGGATCTAAATTAGCAATTAAGCCTCCTGTAAGGATGCCTAATGAAGGGCATTATCCTGGATGGAAACCAAAAAAGAAGAAATAAGATGGCAGTAGCATTATTTATAAAACCTGAAGATGTATTAAGAAATTCCATAATGGATGGAAATATTGATGTAGATAAGTATATTCAATTTATAAAATTATCTCAGCAGATAGACATACAAAACATAATCGGTACTTCGTTATATAACAAGATAAGTAGTTTAATTACTTCAGGAGATATAGATCTTAATGATAATGCTAAATATAAAACATTATTAAATGATTATATAGCTCCAATGCTAATCTGGTTTAGTCAAGTAAATATAATTCCATTTATTGCATACCAAATAAGGAATGGAGGGATTTTTAAACACTCATCTGATACTGCTGAAACAGTATCAAAAAATGAAGTAGATTATTTAGTAGAGAAAGCGAGAACAAATGCTGAATGGTATCAAAGGAGATTTCAATCTTATATGGATTTTAATCAAAGTAGTTATCCTGAATTTACCAGCAATACAAATGATCAAATATCTCCTACAAATGAATCTACTTTTAATGGATGGGTATTATGAGATATAAACCTAAAAAGAATAATATAGAGAAGTTAAAAACTTTTTTAAAAAAAATAAATAAAAAGATAAAAAATGGCAAGTTTATTTAACACAAAAATTAGTAACTCTTATGTAGGCCTTATCAAAACTGTTGATAATGCAGTAATAAACTCATCTCTAAGAGAATTAACAGATGGATCAGGTAATGGATCAGGTATTCATTTAAACAATGCAGGAGATCTTAAAGTAACTAATATCTTAGAATGGGGTACATTAAAGGATACAGGAGAGAATATCTCTATTACTAAATTTGTAGATGAGGCCGATGGAATTGCCTCAAATGATAATGATACTTCTATTCCTACTTCAGGAGCAGTAGTTGATTATGTAGCCTCCAGAATAACTTTAGAGGATTTAGATTTTAGTGGAGATTCAGGAACAGGAAGTGTTGATTTAGATAGCCAAGTATTTGCAGTAGTAGGAACAGCAAATGAAATAGAAACATCAGGAGGTAGCCAACAACTTCAAATAGGACTACCAACGAATATAGTAATAGCAGGTACAACTACTTTTGGAGGAAACTTAATAGGCAACTCAAATATAATTTTAAAAGATAATTCAGCAAGAACCTTAGCTGCGTTTTATGCAGGAGGTAAAGGAGAAATCTACTTTAATGACAGCAAGAAATTTGAAACAACTTCAGATGGGGCTACAGTTACAGGAGGACTAACAGCAACAGGTGGTTCAGTATTTACAGGAGCTACATTTAGTAGTGATGTAACTATCACAGGCGTTTTATCTATTACAGGGGATGGTTCTAATGCAGCTACTTTCACAGAGAGTGGAAGTGGGGATTTCACTATTGCTTCTGTTGATGATATGAGATTAGATGCAGGTGGTGGAGATATAGTGTTAAAAACAGGGGGTAATGAATATGGTAGATTATCAAACAGTTCACAAGATTTTGTTATTAAAAATATAACTGCTGATAAAGACATAATTTTTCAAGCAGATGATGGTTCTGGTGGAACTACTGAATATTTTAAATTAGATGGTGTTAATACAATTAATGTGTTTAGCAAAGAAACATTTATGCTAGATAATATTAAGTTAAGATTTGGAACTGGAGGAGATTTAAATATTTATCACGATACTTCAAACTCATATATAAAAGATACAGGAACTGGTAGTTTATTTATAGATGGTGCTAATTATGTACAAATACGAAGTGCAACAGATTCGGCTGTAATGGCAAATTTTGCTGCAGGTGGTGCTGCTATTCTGTATCACGCGGGTTCGTCTAAAATAACCACGACAGCAACAGGAGCAACAGTAACAGGAACAGTAACTTCTGATGGCTTAGCTTTAGGAGATAATGATTCTATTACTATGGGAGATGCAGGGGATTTTAGCTTAAAACACGATGGCTCAAATAGTAAAATAGAAAACAATACAGGGCATTTTAATATTATACAGGAAGCTGATAATAGCGATATAACTTTTTTCTTGGATGATGGAAGTGGAGGAAGTACAGAATATATAAAATTAGATGGAGGAAACGAGGAAATATATTTTTATAAAAACACAGTACATTTAGATAGTGTTAAAAGTTATTGGGGTAATGCAGGGGATTTAGAAATATATCACGATGCTTCAAACTCTTATATATCAGACACAGGAACAGGCATATTAAATATAAAGTCCTCAACTTCAATTAAATTAAGAACTTCAGCTAATGAAGATTATTTAGTAGCTACAGAGGGTGCAGGAGTTGAGTTGTATTACGACAATGTAAAGAAATTTGAAACTAGCTCAACAGGTGCAAACATAACAGGTAATCTTGTAATGGGTGCAGGTCAGGTGAAATTTGCTGATGGTGGTAGTATATTTATGGGAGATTCAAACGACTTGCAAATAATTCACGATAGTTCAAATGCTACTATTGATAATAATACAGGAGATTTAATCATTAGATGTGATGGGGATGACATAAAAATATTAGCTGAAGATGATGTTGTTATTAGAGATAATGATGATGCTACGGAAATGGCAAAATTTATAAATGGTGCAGCAGTAGAACTTTATTACAATGGCTCAAAGAAATTTGAAACTTCAAATACAGGAGTTAGTGTTACAGGAAGTGTCGTTGCAAGTGGTGAAGGAACTTTTGCAACAAATTTAACAGTAACCAGAGCAGCAGGTTCTACTGATGATAGTTTAAAAATAACTTCTGCTGATATTGTTACAACTATAGAACGACTTGAAAATTCAGGAGATGCAAGTGCAGGATATGGTAGAATAGATTTTAAAACAAATGCAGATGCTGGACACGCTAACGCTGGTAGAGGTGGTTTTAAGTTTATTGATGGCTCTAATAATAGTATATTGTATTTAGATAACAAAGATTCACTTGCTACATTTGGGGGTGCAGTTACAATAGCAGGAGATTTAACAGTTAATGGAACAACAACAACTGTAAATACAGACCATTTTAATGTGGAAGACCCACTAATTTCAATGGCTAAAGACAATGCTGCAAATACAGTTGATATTGGTTTTTATGGCAAGTACACAGAAAGTGCTACTGCTAAATATTTAGGTTTATTT